CTGTCGCTACTACTACTGCTACTGGATTCTTGACCTCTGGTTGGGCATCTTCAAGCACTATTACTGTGACTGCTGCTAACACAGGTACTTTGAACCTCAACGCTGGTGACACGTTCACTATCGCTGGTGTGTTTGCTGTCAACCCACAAAACCGCCAAGCCTACGGTTCTAACAAGTTGCGTAACTTTGTTGTTAAGTCAACAGTTGCAATTGCTTCAGGTTCGTCAGGCTCTGTGGTTGTGTCGCCTGCTGTGATTACTGCTGGTCAGTTCCAAAACGTGACTATTCCTAGCACTTCAGCTACCGCTGCAATCACTCAGTTCAACAGCACAGGTATCGTGTCTCCACAGAACATCATCATGCACCGCAATGCGTTCACAGTTGCAGTAGCCGACTTGGAATTGCCTGAAGGTGTCCATTTTGCTGGTCGTGCATCAGACAAGGAAATCGGTCTGTCAATGCGTGTGGTTCGTCAGTACACCATCAACAACGATAGCATTCCTACTCGTTTGGACGTGTTGTACGGCTGGGCTCCTTTGTACCCTGAACTCGCCTGCCGCGTTGCAGCTTAATTAACCCTATTAGGAGAAAACAACATGGCAAATCCAGGACCCGCAAGTACAGTAACGATTCACCCAAGCAATTTGGCAACTAACCAAGCGATTCGCCTTTTGGCTTACGCTAGTGCCGTTCCAATTGGCCAAACTGGTGACGCAAGCGTTACTCTTCCAATCAACAATACTACTTCTTACGCTGTACAGAACGTAGCCATCACCAACGCAAACAAAGATGTTTCCGGCGGCGCTTTGGCTATTTGGACTGGCCCAGCAGGAACAGGTACTGAGATTGTGACTAACGCATCTTTGACAAGCAACACTTCTGCTACCTACGTGACCAACGCTACCGTTGTCGCTGGTACTAAGAACACTAACTTGTCAGCACAAACCTTGTATGTAAAAGTTGGCACAGCCGTTTCAGGCGGTACTGTTGACATTTTTGTCTACGGGTATGATTTCTCCGAGTTTTAATCGGGGATAAATAGATAAAAGCCATCCTCACAAGGGGTGGCTTTTTCTTTTTCTGATAGTACAATCAACCCATTCTGTAAAGGAATTATCATGTCAAAAACCACCATCTCGCGTGGAAACGTCATAGCGCATACCATTTGCCAATTGACATTACCCGCAACCACGTTTGCAACAACCTCCACCGAAGTTACCATTGCTTGCCCTGGCGTGAAGTCTACGGATTTTATTCAAGTTCAAGTGGATGCCGCATTAACTGTTGGCGTGGGTATTGGAAATGCGTACACAGCCGCAGACAATGCAATCATTGTTCGCTTGCTTAACCTGACTGGCGCTTCTGTTACTCAAGCAGCTGCGGTAATGTTGGTAAGTGTCAAGTCTTGCGAAGACAGTCCACTTCCTAGTAACGTAGTCTAATCATGGCCGCATCATCTGTCCAAAGAAATGCGGGTCAGACAGTAGCGTTATCGGTCACTTCTACCGCACACGCGGCAGTTTTGATTAATAGCAACACTAACGATCAAATCAACTACACATCTTTCATTAATACGGGCGCTGCCCCTATTGCTGTGAGATTCGGGCCAACAGATCCTGGCGCACCGGTCTTTCCGGTGGATGGCACTAACGGCGACTTTGTGTTGCCTGCTGCCATGAATTTGCCAGTAATCATCGTGACTCCCGCCGCACCATATTATTTGACAGCTAAATCCAATTCCGGTACTGCTGGCATTTTGTATGTAACTCCCGCCGCTGACCAATAACTAAGGGGCGTTATGGCTAACCCTGCCAATTCAATCGTTCAAAACTTATTACCCGTCCAAGCGTATTTCACGGTAGACGGGTTATTTCAGACTTTTGTTGGTCAGGGTCAGCCGTTTTATGCAAGCGTAAACCCTAGTCAGTCTGGCTTAAACATCACAAGTAGCACAATAGACAGCACGACCATAGGGGCTACAACGCCATCTACGGCGGCGTTTACAAGTGCTACGGTATCGGCAGCTCCGGTTAGTGGTAATGATGTGGTCAACAAGACCTATTTAGACTACTTTGCAACGGGTTTATCGTGGAAACAACCTGTTTTATGTGCTACCACAGCAAATATTAGTTTGACAGGCGTTCAGACGCTTGATGGCATTTCTGCTGTTGCTGGTTCGCGTGTATTGGTAAAGAACCAAACTGCGGCGGCTGAAAACGGCATTTATATTTCTGCTGCTGGTACTTGGTCACGTTCTACAGACACAAATGATTGGACTGAGTTGTTGTCAGCCATTGTGTTTGTGGAATCGGGAACTACTTTGGCAGGCTCGGCTTGGTACTGTACGGCACAGCCTGGCGGTACTATTGGCACAACCGCTGTCAATTGGTCTAACTTCTCAGTTGCCTCTGTCTACACTGCTGGCACAGGGTTAACCTTAGCTAGCTATCAGTTCAGCATCACGCCTGTGGGAACTGCGGGAACTTACGGTTCTGCTTCTCAAGTGCCGGTGTTTGTCACTAATGCTAGTGGCCAAGTTACATCGGTAACAAATACATCTATTGCTATTGCTGCCAACCAAATCACGTCTGGCACAATAGATACAGCACGAATTTCGGGCTCATACACTGGAATTACTGGTGTTGGAACGCTGACCGCAGGAACTTGGAACGCAAGCACTATTGGCGTTGCTTACGGTGGAACTGGTGCTACCACGCTAACAGGCTATGTAAAGGGAACTGGTACGGCGGCGCTAACAGCATCGTCAACCATCCCTAATACAGATATTTCGGGTCTTGGCACAATGTCAACCCAAAACGCTAACGCAGTAGCAATTACGGGCGGTTCTGCTGCCCTTACAACGCTTAAAACGCTTGGTCTTACTGGTTATCTATACGGCAACGATACAAGCGCTGTAACGGCTTCTACAAGCATTCCTACAAGCGCTTTGTCTGGTAACTTTGTTAGCACTTTATCGGCTGGCACAACAGGTTTAACGCCAAACACCAATACAACTGGTGCGGTCACCTTGGCTGGTACGCTAAATGTCGCTAATGGTGGAACTGGTGTTACATCGTCTAGCGGTGCAAACTCTGTAGTTTTGCGGGATGCTAACGCTAACATTTCTGTTAATTGCTTGTTTGAGGGATATACATCTGTTGCGGCTAGCGGAACTACAATTGTTTTAACCGTATCATCTGTACAAAATTATCAAATTACTGGCAGTGGTGGGCAGATTATTAAATTGCCAGATGCTACTACTTTGCCTGCTGGTGCAATATTCACATTTAACAACAACCAAAGTTCTGGCGCAATAACTGTCCAAAACAATTCTTCTACAACTATTGCCACAATAAACTCTGGTGGATATGTTGTCGTTAACTTATTGACCAATAGTCCTGCCGCTGGTAGTTGGGATAAACACGATCTAACACCATCAAATGTATCTTGGTCAACAAACACCTTAGATTACGCTGGTTCTATTACAAGCGCCACATGGAACGGCAATGCTATTGCAATTAATAGGGGCGGCACAAATGGAACGGCTACGCCTACTGCTGGTGCTGTTCCTTACGGTACTGGTACTGCATACGCTTTTACCGCTGCGGGAACTGCTGGTTATGTACTAACCTCAAACGGCTCAAGTCCGCCAACTTGGGCAGTAGCAACCGCTAGTGCTACGGTGACGGATGACACCACAACCAACGCCACCCGTTACCCTTTGTTTGCCAATCAAACGACAGGCAACCTAACCACCGAGTATGTAAGTTCTACCAAACTTCAATACAATCCAAGCACAGGGGCGTTGACCGCTTCTCAACTAATCATTGCACCGTAAGGAAACATCATGGGACAATTAGTCTTTCAAGCAGCATTAGGCGGTCAAGTTAACTTGGTAGGCCCTAACACGGCATCTACATTTAACCTCAATGTGCCTGCGGCAAGCGATACTTTGGTTGCTCGAAATACCACAGATACGCTGACCAATAAAACAATTGCTTACGGCAGCAACACACTTACTGATGTGGTTGGTGTCACAGCAACCCAAACCTTAACCAACAAGACATTGACAACGCCAATTATTGCAAGCATTAGCAATACTGGCACATTGACGTTACCAACAAGCACAGACACATTGGTTGGCAGAGCAACCACTGACACGTTAACCAACAAGACACTGACTTCACCCACTTTAATTACTCCTGTCCTTGGTACACCATCAAGCGGAACATTGTCAAGCTGTACTGTAGATGGAACAGACGCAGTAGGATTTAGAAATATTCCAATTAATAGCCAATCTGCGGCTTACACATTAGTTTTGGCAGATTCAGGAAAAGCAATATTTCACCCATCAACTGATGCAAATGCTAGGACATTTACCATTCCTGCAAATTCAAGCGTGGCTTATCCGATTGGTACTGCCATCAGTTTTATCAACATGACAAGTCAAGTGGTAAGCATTGCAATTACTACTGACACTATGTATTTATCTAGTGCTGGTACAACTGGCACACGTTCATTGGCTCAATACGGCACAGCAACAGCCGTAAAAATGACTTCAACAACTTGGATTATTTCAGGGAGTGGTTTGACATGAGTGGCATTCAAAATGCTTTTGGTTTCATGCGTGGTGCGGCAGTTGTTGTAACAGGTCAACAACAATATACAACACCAGGCAATTATTCTTGGGTTGCCCCATCAGGAGTTACTTCTATTTCTGCAATAGTAGTTGGTGCTGGTGCTGGTGGACAAAAAGGAAACTGTAGATATTGTGGATGTAGTGGTAATACATTTTATTATAGTGGTGTTGGTGGCGGTGCTGGTGGATTAGCATATAAAAACAATATTACGGTAGTACCTGGAACTTCTTACAATGTACAAGTTGGGAAAGGTGGATGTATTAGCACTCCTCCAACTAATAGTTATTTTAAAGGTACTTGCACAATATATGCAACTTTTGGGGCTGGTTGCGCTGGAGGAAATGGTCTTGGCCCATGTGTTGTTGGGTTTCAAGGAGGTCAAGGTGGTAGTGGTTACTGTTCTGTCTCTTCAGGAAATTATTCTGGCGGTGGAGGAGGAGGCGTAAATTTTAAATTAACTAGAGGTTGTTCGAGTAAAGGTGGCTCAACAAACACTTGTTTAGCTTTGGCAAATGCTGGTGCTTGTGGTGGTGCTAGTGGAGGAAATTCAACCCCAAATATATTAAATCTTGGAAAAAATGGTGGCGGTGGTGGTGGTTTAGGATTGCTTGGTAGAGGAAGTTCTGGAGCAGCACCTGTTTGTACTGGTCAAGGAGGTAATGGAGGTTCTGGCGGTTCTAATGGTTGTAATGGAACTATTTGTTGTAACACAGGAACAGGTGGCAATTATGGTGGTGGTGGTGGAGGGGGAGCGTATAGAAATGGTACAAAAAATCTTGGTGGGAATGGTGCTGGGGGTGCTGTTCGTATAATATGGCCTGGAACCACTCGTGCATTTCCATCAACTTGTACAGGAAACTTGTAAATGAATCTTTATATTGAAACAGAAAATGGGCAGACTAAAAATCATCCCGCTTTTGAAGAAAATTTACTTCAAGCCTTTGGTGCAATTCCTGAAAATTGGGAACCTTTTGTTCGTGTAAGTCGGCCTACATTTGGTATTTATCAAATATTAGAATTTGATGAACCTATTTATACAAAAGTAAACGGTGTTTGGACTGATGTTTGGTTTGTACGTGATATGACTTTGGAAGAAAAAACTACTAAACAACAATCCGTAAGGACTGCGTTTAATGCCCGTGAGCCAGCTTCTAATTGGTCAACATGGATATTAGATGAAGCTACTTGTGAAATGATACCCCCAATTTCTCGACCCGATGCAATAGAAGGAGTTTTAGTGTTTTGGTGTGGCGCAGAAAATAATTGGAAAATAGCGCCTAATTATCCTATGGATGATAAAAAATATAAGTTTGATTTTTTGGTTTGGCAATGGAATGAAGTAACACAAGGTTAATTATGGTAAAAACTAAAAAAGTATGCAAAGCCGCTGAGTCCGTTAAAGAAGTTGTTCAAAACACCCAACTACAAGTTGCTTACCATTTCCCATGCCCAATTTATTTAATTGATCGTCCTGATTTTTTAGAAGCGGTTAATACTGTTTCTGAAGAAGCCTTAGAAGTTCAACGCAAAGAACGCGACCTTAATGAAATATATCCTGTTTACATGACAGGTAATTATTATGGTAATGCTAGATTAACAAAGTTTGCCGAGTTTGTTGGAGCTACTGCTTGGAACATCCTTAATGAACAGGGCTATGCCATGCAGGACAAAGCTTTATCGTTTACAGAAATGTGGACGCAAGAACACCACAAGCACTCAGCAATGGACGCACATGTTCATGGATACGGATCACAAATTACAGGCTTTTACTTTCTTGAAACACCTGAAAATTGTTCTCACGTAGTGTTCCATGACCCTCGTGCTGGAAAAGTGCAGATTGATTTACCAGAGCAGGACATGAACATGGCAACCCTTGCAAGTAAGATGATTAACTTCACGCCTAAACCAGGCATGATGATTTTTGCTAACTCATGGCTTGCTCATTCATTTACTCGACATGCCGCAGATAAGCCAATCAAGTTTGTGCATTTTAACTTGACAGTGATTCCACAACCGCAAACTTGTGTAGTGCCGCAGGCAGCTGAAATTGTATGAACACATACCGAATTCGGTTTAATAAGTCCCGAGGCCAAGTTGGTCGTGGGTCAATGGATCACGTTTGGCGCGTTTTTGAAAATGGTAAAGAGTATTTGTTTAAAAATTTAAATATTTCTGCGCCTATTAAAAGCGAAAAAGACGCAAATGGAATTGATTACAACATTGTTTGCCAAGGTTACTTGACGATTGATAAAACAACATCAACTGCCAATATTGCTGTTGAGACAATGGTGGAAGCATGAGATATGTTTGGAAAATAACAGAGCTAAAAACCGAGGGTGATGCACTCACGGCTAAATATCATGCTTCTTTGATTGATGACATAACGATTGAAACTGAGGGCTATTGGACGTTCAAAGAACCCAAGTCTTTGGATGGCGTAACAGAAGAAATTGTGGCTGGTTGGATTGATGATGAGACTACCAAAGATGGGGTAAGTAACATAAAATCAAGGCTACTTGAGCAGTTCAATGCGGTAAAAAACAGTCAAGATTTGGCATTGCCTTGGAGACCACCGACATTCAAGCCAAATTTATAAAATAAGGATTTGACATGGTAATGCCAATAGAAATCATTAGCAGAGCATTGAAGGATATTGGCGCATTAGAAGCTGGTGAAACACCTACGCCTGACGCGACAGCAGACGCTTTTGATATGCTTAACGACCTTGTTGACCAATGGTCAAATGAGAACATGATGGTGTTCAACGTCACAGAAATTATATTTCCTGTGATTTCGGGTCAAGTTCAGTACAGTCTAGGCCCTTATCCTCAAAGCACAAACTTTATTGGCGCTTCATTTAACGGGTCAATTTCAGGCAACATTCTTACGGTTACAACGGTAAATTCTGGTGCTGTTGCTCAAGGTCAATTTTTGAGTGGTACTGGCATAACGGATGGCACAAAGATTACGGGTAATATCACAGGCGGTGGCGGTAATGTTCTTCAAGCGGGTACATACCGGGTGAACATTAACCAAACGGTAGCAACCACTGCCATTACAGCTAACTATCAAAAGCCATTGGGCATTAGTTCTGCTTTTGTGCGGATAAACACTACATCTAATGGACAACCAATTCAAGGTGGTGGTTTGGATTATCCAGTGTCTATTTTGGCTTTGGAAGATTATCAGTTAATTGGTTTAAAAACGTTAAACGGTCCTTGGCCTAAAGCGTTGTACTACAACCCTAATGAGGAATCAGGCAATTTGTTTGTGTGGCCTAACCCATCACAAGGCGAAATGCATTTGTTCGCCAATACATTGTTTACACGATACAGCTCTATAAATGAATCCATTGTGTTGCCACAAGGCTATTCAATGTGCCTCAGATGGTGTTTGGCAGAGCGTTTGATGCCTATGTACGGCAAAGTAAATCAAGTGCAAATAGGCATGATTTCTCAGTATGCAGCGCAAGCAAAATCTACTTTGAAGCGCACCAATATGTCGCCAATCCAAGTATCTCGCTACCCTGATTCTTTGCTTGTTGGTAAAGCTAAAGACGCAGGATTCATACTAAACGGGGGTTTTATCTAATATGCCCGATTTTGGCTTTGTTGGCCCAAGTTATGAAGCGCCAAGCATTTACGTTGATGCTCAAGAATGCATTAATTTCTTTCCTGAAATTGATCCACTAAAGGAGCCTGGTCAGCGCGGCGTGGTGGCGCTGTACCCAACGCCAGGCCTTAACACTGTTGCTGTTCTTAACACAGGCGAAGTCCGTGGAATGCGGACAGTCTCAGGCGGCCAGCAAATGGTGGTTGTCTGTGGGGCGTATGTTTACGTTTTAACCTCAAACCTAACGCCATCGATTGTTGGGTTTTTAAATACGACTACGGGTCGTGTTGGCATTACTGACAACGGAATTAACGTCTATATTGTTGATGGTGCTTATCGGTACACATGGCGCATTTCCACGCCTGCCACTGCGTTGTTTACGGGTTCGGTATCAGGAACCACCTTAACTGTTACGGCCATATCTAACGGCACATTGGCTGCTGGTCAACAGTTATTTGGTATTGGTGTGTCAGGTGAAACTGTCATTACCGCATTGGGTTCAGGCTCAGGCAAAACAGGAACTTACACGCTAAACAATTCTCAGACTATTGCGTCAGAAACCTTGTCCACGGCGGCTGCGGGGGCGGTGGTAACTGGATCAATCACAGGAACGACCTTAACTGTGACAGCCGTCACATCGGGAACGCTGTATCTTGGCCAAACAATCCAAGGATCTACAGTTGCCGCAAACACCATGATTACAGCCCTTGGAACAGGCACAGGAGGCGCTGGAACTTACACTGTAAGCACATCTCAGACTGTGACTTCTAGAACGTTGTACGCCCTGAATTTCACGCAAATCCCATCGTCTGACGGTGCATTTAGCGGTGGGAATACTGTAGACACTGTAGACAATTATTTTGTCTATAACCGCCCAAATACCCAGCAATTTGGCGCATCTGATGCGTTAAGCCCTATTTCGCCAACAACCTCATTTGCGTCTAAAGATGGGTCACCTGACAACCTAGTGTCGGTTATTGTTGACCACCGAGAGGTGTATTTATTGGGTGAAACCTCGTCCGAGGTGTGGGTGGATGTGGGGTCGGTTCCTTTTCCTTTTCAAAGAATCCCTGGCACTTCTACCCAGCACGGCATAGCGGCGGTTTTCTCTATGGCGCGTTTGGAAAATTCCTTTGCGTATGTGAGCAGGAATAACCGAGGTCAAGGCATGATCGTTCAAATGAACGGCTACATTCCTCAAAGGATTTCTACCCATGCCGTAGAAAACACGTTGGTTAATAAGTACATTGACGATGCTATTGCCTATACTTATCAGTTAGAGGGTCATGAGTGCTATGTGGTGACTTTTCCCACTATCGACCTGACATGGGTATATGACGCAACCACCCAAATGTGGCACAAATGGCTGTCTGTGGACAATGCCAACGTCTACCACCGCCATCGGTCTAACTGCTCGGCAGTATTCCAAAATATGGTTTTGGTGGGTGACTATGCAAATGGCAAGATTTATGAGCTTGACCTTAATACTTATACCGATGATGGCAATGAAATCCGTAGGCTAAGACGCGCACCGCATTTGGTTGCAGATTTGCAACGGCAGTACTTTGATGAGTTTCAGATACAGTTCCAGCCTGGCGTTGGGACAACAGGGTTTTATAAACCCGCTGCGGATATCTTTATCTTGTCGCCGTATGTTATTTTGCCTGGTGGAAGTTTGATTATTGAGCCAACAGAAATACTATTTTTGGGAAATCAGAATACAATAAACCCCACGGATGTGACAACTTATCCACAGGCGATGTTGAGATGGTCAAATGACGGCGGTTCAACATGGTCACGCGAATACTGGGTCACCATTGGATCAATGGGCAGATTTAAGAATCGTGCGATTTGGAGGCGCTTGGGCATGGCTAGAGATAGAGTTTTTGAAGTTGTCATTACCGACCCTGTTAAGGCGGTAATTGTCTCTGCCAACCTTAAAGCCAGCACAGGGGATAACTGATGTTATACAACCCCCAAACGCAACCTTATCCACAAGCTGAGTTTTTAGACAAAACCACCAATCGGCCTACAAGGGCATGGCAACAATGGTTTTTGAATCTGCTTAATTTTTCAAGTGCAACATCGGCAACGGCTGGCAGCGCAACACTTCCTGCGAATCCTGTGGGGTTTATTAACGTCACTGTTAATGGCAAACCTTACAAAGTGCCGTATTACAACTGAGGTAAAAAATGCCAAATAATCAATTAAGAAACTTAGCATCACTTGGCAGATATGGCGACACTATGCTTGCCCATATCAATCCTCAAGAAGCGGCATTGTTGAAAGCTAGGGGCGGTGCTGGCACTATAAATCCTCAAACGGGTTTGCCTGAGTTTTTTACTCTTAATCAACTTCCACAAGTTTCGCTTGAGTCATTGCCATCATTAGGACAAGCCTTAGACCCTAACTCATTAGCAAATCTTTCCACTAAATTAAATGAAGTTACCACTCCATCTACGGGTTTTGGTTTAAATATTAAACCAGCTACTCAGCAAATTTCGCCAGAATATTTAGACTATGCAGATAGGTCAGCACCTACAGGGATGGGTGGTGGTAGGCAAGTTGAGGGATACACAATACCCGTAGAACAAACATTTGCGGGTAAACCACTTGTTGCCCAATATGATGCATCAGGTAATTTCAAACAGTTGACGCTCAAGCCTGGCGAATACTTAACCCCCGACCCAAGCAAACCAAACATAGCCTCAGTACCAAAAATCAATGCACAAGGGCAACTTGTTGATTATGGAGTTTTTGATTTAACCAAACAGGATAATGGAAGTTTTGGTAGTTTTTTAAAAAATGTAGCTACTGAGTTAGGCCCCATGATCTTGGCGGGAATAGGTGCAAACTTATTTACAGGCGCTAATTTATTGGGTGACGCAGCTGGGGCGGCAGGCGGGGCAGCAGGCGGTGCAAGTGCTGCCGACATTGCGGCTAGTAATGCTTTAGCGCAAGCTAATTTAGCTGGTTATGCTGGAACAAATTTAGCGGCTACTGCGGCTGGTGCAACTGGTGCAAGCACATTGGCTAACCTTGCTAATGCTGGGGCTAAAACTGCTGCTGGCGGTGCTAGTGCGGCTGACATAGCTGCACACAATGCTTTGGCTGCTGCTAATACCGCTGCTGGTTTAACTCCTGAGGCTGTTGCGGCTGCGGCTGCGGGCGCTGGCGGTGCTAGTGCGGCTGACATAGCTGCACACAATGCTTTGGCTGCTGCTAATACCGCTGCTGGTTTAACTCCAGCTGCTGCGGCTGCGGCTGCGACTGCTGCGGGTGGGGGAAGTTTATTAAGTAATGTTGCTAGCGGTATAGGTAATGCGGTATCAGGCGCTGGTAATGTAGCTAGCGGTATAGGTAATGCGCTATCAGGCGCTGCTAATGTAGCTAGCGGAGTACTTAGCGCAAATGCCGCTAAAGATGCAGCTCAAATCCAAGCAGATGCCGCATTAAAAGCTGCACAAATGCAGCAAGATATGTTCAACACTGTGAACGCACAAGGCGCGCCGTATAGAGGGGCTGGATATAACGCACTTAATCAAATAGGACAACTTGGCAGTGGTACTTATGGAATTTACGATGAATTAGGTAAAAAACTGGTACAGGAACTGGTACAGGTTATTTGACCCAACAATTTGGACCTGAACAATTTGCACAAGGCATAGACCCAGGCTACGCATTCAGGCTTCAACAAGGTCAAAAGGCTAACCAACGTGCCTCTAATCTTGCTGGCGGTTTGATTGGCGGTAATGCCTTACAAGGAATGGAAGACTATACACAAGGTATGGCTAGCCAAGAATATAACAATGCCTTTAATCGTTTTCAAACGCAACGTGGCAACATTTACAACACGTTGGCGGGTATTGCTGGTATTGGTCAAACCGCACAAGGTCAGGCTAATACGTTGGCACAAAACAACGCTACCGCACAAGGTCAACTCGGCGTGGGTTCAGCTGCAGCACAGGCCGCTGGTCGAGTAGGTCAAGCTGCTGGTTATGGTGGTGCGTTGACAGGCGCAGGAAACGCTTATTTGTTGTCTCAATTGCTTAACCAAAACCAAGGCGCAGCAGGGTCAAATGTTAGCGGAAGCAACTTTATGAATGCTTATAACGCAATAGGATAAATCATGGCAGATTACGGCTTTAACACGCAATTAACCCCAAATATTCCGCAGACCAGTTTAGCGGACATGATGAATCTTGCCCGAGGCGCACAGGCTTATCAGCAGGCCCAACAGTTAAATCCTTTGCAATTGCAAGCTCTTCAGCAACAAGTTGAGCAAGCAAAGCAATTTAATCCTCTGCAATTACGCCAACAATCTGCGTTAACTACACTTGCTGAACAAACGCTTAATCCAAAAATTGAAGAAGCAAAAGCAACATCTTCAAGCGCCACAACAAAATCACAAAAAGACGCTTTAGATTATGCAATGCAACACGCAAATGACGCTGTTCAGCAATTGCAAACAATGGTGCAAAAGCCTGATTTAAAAGCCGATGACATCAGAAAATATATTACCGACAAAGTTAAAGAACTAAACGGGCCGCCTGAAGCTATTAAACAAGCGCTTTATGGATTGCCTGAAAATGGAACGCCTACAGAATTACGCGCATTTGCTGCTAAAAAATTAGCGGCTACTTTAAATAGTCAATCGCAATTAGAAAAACTGTACCCTGCTGCAACTATGACTACTGAGGGTGGAAAAATGACCCCCCGTCAGATGGGTGCAGAAATATTGACTGGCGTTAAACCTGGAACAGCGGTTGGTCCATCTATTGACGTAGTTCCAACGCCAGGATTTCAAACAATCAATGGCGTTACTTACTTTGTGGACAAAAATGGCAATTTGCATACACCCAATTCGCCATCTGCAATGTCCGCAGGACAAACAGGCACTCCATCCACGCAAGCTGCGCCAACTACGCCACAGCCAAGTACACAAGCCCAGCCAACTACGCAAGCGCCACAACCCGCTGTGCCAACAGGAACAGTAAGAATGCCTTTGGTTCGTGAAGATATGGCTGTTGCACAAAGTGGTTTGCGTCAAATGAACACGCAACAAAAAGACCGATACGAAACTGGTCAAAAACTGTTTGCGGATGCCGCATCAGGTAATCAAACAGCGGCTGACCAAAGCGTAATTATTAACAGTATCAAGCAAACTTTATCGCAAGCTCAAAGCAGTCGGCCTGGCCAACTTTTGCGTCAAGGCGGTAAATTATTGGCAGGCAATGAGCAATTAGACACTTTGCTTAAAGACTTAGCACAAAATCAATTGTTGCAAGCCAAAATGATGGGTGGTGTTGATTCGGTAAATGCTCAAAATACTGTTGCTGTGGCCAATGGTTCTGCTGACATTGATCCTAAAGCATTGGCAAAAATTGTAGAGCGCACAGACGCAACGCGTTTAGCAACGCAAATGTATAACCAAGGCATTTCTTCTTACAAGTCTAAAGACCCAATTAATTCAGCCATACACGCTGATAATTTTCAACAGGCTTGGAAAAGTAATTATGACCCGCGTATTTTCATGGTGGAAAACATCAATAATTCCAATATGACGCCTAACCAAAAATCACAAGAAATTAAACGCATCATTGGACTTGCCACGCCAGCAGAATTAAAACAACTTCAGCAGAAAGCTTTGAACATTAGACGCTTGCAAACTGGAGATTTTTAATGGCCACCGCAACTAAAGATTATTCCAGCGATCCAACCATTTCAGCGTTTGGTGCGCCAAGTGAAGATTTTGCGCCTAGCCCAAGCCCCATGAGTGGCAAGCGGCCTGATTTGCAATTTGAAGAATATTCACCTTATTCACTTGATCCAACAATTAGCGCTTTTGACCCTTTAAAAGCGTTTGGCGAGGCTATGGGTGGTCCTGAAGAAAAAATGGCGCAACGGCCACAAGGCAACCCAATTTTTGGTAAAGCACTGGAACAAATGTTTAAGCTGCGTCAAGGCGCACAAGCTACGGGTTTGTCAACGCTTGATCTGCCTTTAAGTTTGCCTGCTCAAATTGGTGGTGGATTGACGTATGGTGCTGCTAGGATGGGTGCTACACCAGAGCGAGCACAACAAATATCTGAATATGTTTCAGAGCCTTTATCCTATTTGCAGCCTGGGAAACTAGCCAATCTTGCAAATAAACCTATTGGTCAAGGAACAGAATCCTATGAGTTAAGCCCAGTTAGCCAAGTTATGGGATTAATCAATAAATATGGCGCACAACCCGCAATTGAACTGTTAGTTAAACAGGGTATGGCTCCACAAGATGCACAGCAGCTGGTTACTAATGCACCTTTGTTGGCAGTGCCAGGCTTCAAACTTGGCAAAATGGGTGTTGAAACTGCAAGAAATTTACCCGCTTGGGCGCAAGAATTGAAAGTCCCAGAAGCTGGACGTATTGAACCGCAAATGGATGTTAGCCAAATGCCTCAAAACGTGGGTGCTGCACAAGCAACGCCACAAGCTGTTTTGCGTGGCAATATAAATTCAGCAATAGCTAATGCTTCTCCTGAATTGCAAGCACACATTCAATCTAAGCCATTGGAAGCCATCAATGTGCCTGCTGTTGAAACTCGCGCTTTAGAAGAAAAACATGGTGTAGATTTGACTGCTGGCCAACGTACAGGCGACTTGAATCGCTATGTAGATGAATGGAATGCTCGCGGCAAAACAGATACTTTAAGCAATCATTTTGCTAGTCAACCCAAACAATTAGCTGATGCTTTTGAAAACGCCAAAATCAAACACGCACCTGATATTTCATCAACAGCTGATGCATCTGAACTTGGCCAACATGAAATTAATGGTCTAGCGGCAAAAGACAAAATTCGTCTTGACAATATTTCTCAAGCATACAAAGCTTTAGAAAATGCCAATGGTGGAAATTTTCCTATTGATGTAGGAACATTACAAACAAATATATCTAGTGCATTAACAAAAGGCATGAAAACAAATCGTGTTTCGCCTGAAATTAATGCTGATCTAAAGTCTTTTTACGAAAATCCAACTTTTGAACAGTACGAAAATTTGCGGACAAATTTAGCAAATGACATGAGAACAGGCGAACCTAATAAAAGGGCGGCTGCTTATCTTATTCGTCAAGAGGTGGAAAAACTACCTGTTTTTAATGAAGAAAATGCAGCATTTGATCCACAAGCGGCACAACTAAAACAACTGGCAGATAAAGCTCGATCTTTGTACAAAGAAAGACAAGATGTTATTCGGTCTAATCCTGCGTACAAAGCTGCGGTCAAAGAATTTGATAGTTTAGAAGATGCGTCATCACAAGGTGAAAGTCTGAATGCTGCCAAATTCCATCAAAAATATGTGTCAACTGCAACGCCTGAAGCAATCAGACGCATGAAAGCAGAAATTGATTCTAATGACCTTGCACATCAAGCAATTACTTTTGCTGAACTTGAAAGAGCTAAAAATCAACAAGTAAATGCAAATGCATCTAATGTGAAATCAGACCGATTTGCTGATTTTTTACTTAAAGAATCTCCAAGATTAAAAGCCGCATTACCACCTACAGCCATGCAAGATGTTTCTGAGCTTGGTTTATTGTCAAGCAAAATTGGCAAACCTCAAGCTGGTGTTTTTAATCATTCAAATTCATTTAGCGCTTATCTTAAAGAATTGGCTGCTCAAGGTTTGGCAACAGCTGCTGAAGCAAAATTAGCATCTGCAACTGCTGGCGCATCTGTACCATTCACAATGGCTGGAAAACAATGGATGTTGTCTAGAGGCCATGAAAACTTTGCAAAACAAGCAATTCATCCATATAGTGGATTAACAAAGGAATAACATGGCTTACCTACTCTCCCCCATTGGTAATGGATTCCAATTCTTTACCACCACAGGACTGCCATTAAACGGCGGGTACATCTACACCTATCAAGCGGGTTCTTCTACGCCTTTAGGGACGTATACAGACTCTACAGGCGGTGTGTCTAACACCAATCCTATTCAACTTGGAACAGATGGCCGCCCACCTAATGAGATTTGGCTGAATTCAGGCTATTCATACAAGTTTGTATTGCAAGATTCTGCAAGCGTGACTATCCAAACGTATGACAATCTTTATGGAATCCCGTCTAGCGTAGCTTCTGCGACTGCTGTGCCATCAGGGGCGATTATTGCGTGGTCGGGATCAATTGGGTCTATTCCTAGTGGATATGTCATTTGTAATGGTTCTAATGGAACCCCTGATCTGCGAGACAGATTTATCGTAGGCGCTGGTAATACTTACTCTGTAGGTAATACTGGCGGCTTTACCTCGGCTGCAACAAGCTCTGGCGGTACAAATTTGCCTTTGTACTATGCTTTGGCCTACATTCAAAAGACCTAATCATGGATATTGATCCCGTCAAATATGGTGTTCTTTGGCAAAAAGTTGAAGAGCTTGAAAAGAAAATTGACAAGCTAGAAGATGGCATGGCTACGCTTTTAGCGTTGGCCAATCAATCCAAAGGCGGTTTTTGGATGGGCATGGTTGTTGTGTCGGCAATTTCTAGCGTTGTTGGATATGTAACCAACTGGCTACACAAAGGCTAAAAATTGATCCACTATCTATCCTCTTTGCGGCAAATGCTTGTGTTGCAGCTATTAAGCAAGGTTGCGACCTTTACAAGCAAGCTAAAACTTCTTTTATGGAAGTTAAGTCAACTATTGAAGAAATTGTTTCAGATGCCAAAGCGGTTCAATCTTTTTGGTCAAAGCTCTTTGGCTCGACCAAGCCTATGGCGCAAAAGACAAACAAAAGAGAAAAGTATGTAGCGGTTGACGAAACTCAAGTTATGGCTGACATTGTTAGCCAGCTTACACAGTTTTTTAAATTGCAAGAACAGTTGGCGGCGCACATAAGGGAAGAAGAAGAAAAGTCAAAGAATGTTTACGACCCTGATGCCAACTTAATGGAAGCAGCCTTAAAACGGGTGATGGCACAAGATCAAATGGCGGCTTTAGAGATTGAGATAAGAGAAGCTATGGTGTATGGCGCGCCTAAAGAAATGGGTGCTTTGTACAGCAAAACATTTGAAATGCGGGACGTTATCAAGGAAGAGCAGGACAAGGCAAGAAAGAAGAGAGACAATGAATCATGGCAACGCAAAGAAGAGGAACGGCTGCTAAGAGAAAAACAGGCGTATCTGCTAGCGACTATCCTATTCCTCCTATATATGTGGTTAATCCTCGGCCTGTTGAGCAAGATTGGGAGGGCGTAGTGGGATGGATTGCAGCTTGTGTGTTAGTGATTATGTTGCTACCTTTATTGGGTATATTGTTTGTAGATGTGCTTGAGGTTAAACAAGAAGCAAAGCACCAACAAGAGCAAGTGCAAAAGTTGATTAACAAAGCAAAAGAAAACAAATGAACCTTTACGATATTTTGTTAGTTTCTTTCATTTTTTATTTAATAATTAATTAAGGGGTAAATATGGATTGGTTAAAACAAATTGCACCCACCATTGCTACGGCGCTTGGTGGTCCATTAGCTGGCTTGGCGGTTGACGCTATATCTAAAGCAATTGGAATTGACCCCAAAGACGTTCAATCTACCATTGACCAAGGCAAGTTATCAGCAGAACAAATAGGCGCTATTAAACAGGCCGAATTAGCGATGGCAGCTCGCGCCCAAGAGTTAGGCTTAGACTTTGAAAAGATTGCCGTAGACGACCGCAAATCAGCGCGGGAGTTGCAAGCCTCTACTCAGTCTTGGATACCTGGTTTGATGGCTATAGCCGTTACCCTTGGCTTCTTTGGAATCTTAGTTGGTTTAATGACTGACCACTTCAAAACATCAGATGCGCTAATGATGATGTTAGGTAGCCTTGGAACAGCATGGACCGGCATTATTGCTTTCTACTTTGGTAGTTCTGCTGGTAGCCAAAAAAAGGACGTACTACTCCATAAATCGAGTCCAACTCCATGAACCTTACAGAACATTTTACACTTGAAGAGCTGACTGTTACCGAACATCGGCAGTTTGACAATACCCCAAATGATGCCGAGATTGCCAATCTTGTGCGGCTGGCTGAATTCTTAGAGCAAGTTAAAGAAGTGCTTGGCGGTAAACCAATCATGGTAAACAGCGCTTTTCGCAGTGCTGAAGTGAACCAAGCCGTTGGATCGTCTGACAAATCTCAGCATCGACGTGGGTGTGCTGCAGATATTAGAGTGCCAGGCATGACCCCTGATGAAGTTGTTAAAGCCATTATTGCATCGGGCTTACCCTATGACCAGTGCATTCGTGAATTCAATTCTTGGACCCATCTTTCAATTCCAAACGCTGATGGTGCAAAACCTAGACTAATGTCGTTAATAATAGACAAATCAGGCACAAAAGAGTACGCTTAACATTAAGTTTCATTTGCTTGTCATTGATTTAGTTTAATTTAAGGCAACTTCAATGGAGTTGTCATGCCAAAATCAATTTATAGCGATGAAGAATTTGTAGAAATTTGGAATTTGCACAAATCAGGTAGCAAAATGGCAATTGCTATTGGCATGAATGAACGACAGATTCTTAGGCGGCGCAAAGAAATTGAAGACAAGTCAGGAATAGCACTTGTTTCTAGTTATAAACTTCCATCTGTCAACAAACCTGAAAACCCAGTTAGAAAAGAATTAGGTATTGAAAATGGTGTTGTTCTTGTTTTTAGCGATGCTCATTTTTGGCCAAGCATACATACAACGGCGTTTAAAGGTGTTCTTTGGGCAATTAAAGAATTTCAGCCTAAAGCAATTATCGCAAATGGAGATGTATTTGATGGCGCTTCTATTTCTCGCTTTCCTCGTATTGGATGGGATTCAACGCCATCGGTGATCCAAGAGCTCAAAGCCTGTGAAATAGCTCTTGGTGAAATAGAAGATGAAGCTAAGAAAGCTAGAAGCAACGTAAATCTTATATGGACGTTAGGCAACCATGATGCAAGATTTGAAAACCGTTTAGCAGCTAATGCACCTCAGTATGAGTTTGTTAAAGGGTTTTCCCTAAAAGACCACTTTCCTACATGGCATCCTTGCTGGAGCTGCTGGCCTACCGATGAGGTGGTCGTTAAACACCGCTGGAAGGGCGGTATACACGCTACACACGGAAACACCTCAATGTCGGGCAAAACGATGGTTACGGGGCATCTACACAGCTTAAAGGTTACGCCTTATAGCGATTACAACGGCACACGTTATGGTGTCGATACTGGAACCCTTGCCGAGCCAAGTGGACCACAGTTTATAAATTACCTTGAAGATGGTCCGACCAATTGGCGATCAGGCTTTGCCATCCTTACATTCCATGAAGGTCGTCTTTTGTGGCCTGAATTGGTACATAAATGGGATGAGGGCAAAATTGAATTTAGGGGTAAGGTCTATGACGTCTGATCTTGTCAATTTCCTCAGAGCAGAAATCAAAGAGCTGCATAATATTCTGAATGAAACCCAGCTCTCCCTTGCTGAAGCAAACGACAGGCTAAACCGCCGTTCTGAACCGCTAAGTGAAGAGCGTATATATACGTTATATAGACGTAGCCTTGACTGGCGGCAGCTGGCTAGAGATATAGAAGCAGATCACGACATTGAATAAAAAAAGGGGAGTCCTAAGACCCCCCTACAGACAACTGCATAAATATTATGCCACACGTTCCCAAACTATACCGTCTTCGTCTTCAACGACTTCGCCGACTTCAACTTCTTCAGCTTCTTCGTCTTCTTCTTCGTCGTCTTCTTGCAAGTATTCGTATTCGTCGGTAACGTCATACTCCACAGCCCAACCATACATCTTTTGGAATTCGATGAATTCTTGAATAATAGCGATCTTGTCAAAATCGTTTGTTTCAATAGTCAATGAATCATCAGACCACGCTTGCTCACCAATGTTAATTTCAATCTTGTACATAATAAACCCCTTGTTATGGCACGATTGCCGAGTAAAATCTTAAAGTCTTAATATGACAATTCATCTAAGGAAAAATTATGGCTACAAACTTTACACTTACAAAAGGCGAGTCCAAAGCTCAAGAAGCTAAGGAATACGTTGTTGAACGTGAGTACAAAAAAGAAAATCGCAAAATTGCTGCACTAGAAAAAAAGCTAGAAAAGCACGAAAAGACTGATATGGCTCATGCTCACCCCATGCGCCGTTCACATGAAGCCAACCAAAAAACTGCCCCTTTGCCTAATATGCGGAAATATTAAAGCAAGTTCCGTAGGGTTTCGTTAAGGACTGACATTTCAGTCTTTTTGTAAACACTCCAAATCCTTGCTTGACCGTGGATGCCATTAAACGACCCTTGGTGGCAGTCTTTGCATAGCGGTATGCAAAGGTATTGCTCATGCTGAACAATGTGGTGGGCATCTGATGGGCCAGCCGCGTCACATACGCCGCAAGGCATTTCCTTAATTGTGGCTAGATGCTCACGTTCTTTTTTTGTGGGTTTGTTGTTCACTGATGTGACTTATCCTGCATACGATTGGTAGCTTCTCGGGTGCGCCATATCTCAATGTCTAACCTGGCAGCCTCTATTTCCCATTTCAAAGTTTCTTCTTGCTCAATTGCAGCGGCCAAGCCCTTTAGTAACTTTTGGTAAGCAGGGTCGGCATAGGCTTCGCGTTCTTGGGCATTAGCGGCTTCAAATCCCATACTTAGGGCATCACGCATCAACAACGCTTTTTGACTTTTGCGGAATTCCTCAAGGTAAACCCGCTGGGCTTTAGCTTCGCCATAAGCTGGCGCTTTGTCTCTGATTTGCTGTGCTGCTTCTTCAGGTTTCATTTAACTACTCCAATCATTCTTAAAGCCGCTTCAGGGCTGTCAATCCTAGCCAATGTACCTCCGCACCAACTTTCAAAAAAGTCGGCTTGTAGGGCTGTTAAACGCTTTTTAGAGGTACTTTTAATTTCCACCAAGAATGTGTGGTTGCCATACCCCACCAAAAGGTCAACTGGTAAGCCAATGATCCACACATAAGCGCCAGCATCCCGCAAAGCCTTAACTATGGCGGCTTGGTTTTCGTCAGTCCGAGCTGCGTATCTCATTCATCCTCCTGCGTAAATCATTAGCGGCGGTTAACCCACGCTTTTTCTCGATGTCTAACAAGACTTGCGACAACCAACCGGAAGCATTCATTTTCCCAAGGTCTTTCACTTTCTTGCGGTATCTCTTTATCCATTCCCGCGCCTCCATCGTCTTCATAGTCTCCAGTAGCTCTAAGCGCTGCTGTGGTGTCAGCGTAGCTAAGTTGACGTGTTTCTTTGTGTTTGTCAAGAAGTCTGTTTGCTTCATTTTTATTCACTTAGGATTCTCCATGCTGTTGCAGCCACTCTTGATACCTGTCCATTTCCAATGGCCTTAAGTCTGTCCACCCTGGCGGCCACCCCATCAGCCACTCGACCCAATCGGGGTTCAATGGCCCACCAACCTGTGCCGCTAGGGGTATCTCGTTCCTTGCGTATTCCGAGGGACTTCCGTTGTCTTTGTACATCCGCTGTACCGGCGTTGGCCAAAGTCTTGGATTGTTCACTTGGTCGACCAATCTGATTTGGATTGGTTGACCATTCTTTCGATGATTTTGGCCTTGTTTGTGCAGACCTGATGTCCCCCCCCCCCAGTGTCGGGTGTGCGCCATAATCCACGTTCTATCCCTTTGGTGCGGCGCTCCAACGTCATAAGCTCCCATAACAGTCCATCGCGAGTCATACCCGAGACAGGAAAGGTCTCCAAGCACTCGCCCGATTCCTCTATGAATGAGCATTGGGCTATTTTCCACAAATACGAATCGGGGTCGAACTTCGCTAACCACCCGCGCCATGTGATACCACATTGAGGAACTTTCTCCGTCAAGTCCTGCCCCTTTTCCTGCGATGCTGATGTCTTGGCATGGAAATCCTCCCGAAACAACGTCAACAATTCCTGCCCAAGGCTTTCCGTCAAAGGTTTGTACGTCATCCCAAATCGGGAAAGGCGGGAGAAGGCCGTCATTTTGTCGGGCGCACAATACGCTAGCTGGGTAGGGTTCCCACTCAACGGCGCAGACTGTTCGCCATCCAAGGAGTTTTCCCCCAAGTATTCCTCCACCAGCGCCTGCGAAAAGAGCCAGCTCATTCAAAACACCTCCTCATCATCCTGCCAATGTTTGACAGGACGAGCATTCTTAAAAACTTCTTTTAAATCGGGCATTTTGTAATCCTCTTTTTGCCATTGGTGCTTAGAACATTTTGGTTTATCTCCATCCAAATGGACTGACCAGCGGTTGGGGCAGCCAGGCACAGAACACATTAACTTTTGTATCGGGTCAAAATTGTCTTCTTTTTTAACTTCAGGTTTAGCAAAGCTCATTTTTGGTACTTTCCATCAATAATTTTGGCAAAATTTGTTGCATTCACAACCCACACAAGATCAGGTCGCCATGTCCTGTCCTTGGTTTCAAACCCCTGCGCCAGCTTGGTATCGTTGGCAATGTAAGCAAAAAAGGAATCCCACCATGCCAAACCATCCTCTTGAGTGGTATATCCCTCCACGCTGAAGGAAGAAGGTTTAGCAGCTTGCGCCCATCTAGCCCTTAATGCTTGTTGCCTAGAACCATCCCATACCCGTGGTTGCGGTAAATTGGGCAAATGCTTTTTCCAAAGCTCAAGAATTGCATTTTGTGGGCAAGTCGGCAACCCTGCCGACAAAGAATCTTTAGATTCTTTAATATGGTTATTGGTTATTGGTTTATGGTTATTGGTTGCTATAGGGGTGGCATTAGGGGGGCTATTAGCCTCCCCATTAGTATCCTTATGCCAACGCTTTGCCGCCCCCTTTTTACCATCCTCAGAAAACTTGCGATATTTAGCAATTTCTTCATCGGAACGTGGGTTTACAAAGCCTTTTTCAGTAGAAACAAAGAATTCGTTAAGCACCGCCAAAACCTCTTGTTCGTTATCCCGCATACCAATTTGACGGGCAATGTCACGTTGTTTTATGGGTACTTCATGCAAATAGTAATGGTCAAGAAGTCGGCGAAAAGCCAAATCTTCTATCAACGAAAGATGATGTGTATGCGATTTGTAATCGCCAATATGAAATTGGTAAAAGTGCATTTCCCACGCCCTAAAGTTCCACCCTAAAAGAAACCTCGGCAGGAGGGGTGGGTTCTCTTTTCGGCAAGGGGATCAATCCTTGCCTAGCCGCGTTTCAAACAATCTTACACCACAAACCACTCAGGTTTCAAGTCCTTTAGCTGGCGCAAACGCAACTCAGGAATTTGCTCTTTCCACTGGCTAACCGCTGGATAAGAAACACCTAATATTTTGGCAAGCTCACGCCCTGAGCCTGCAAGTCGTATCAATTCTGATTTAGTCATAGCTTAATTCTAAGTTAAGCTAGCTAAACATCAAAACCCCCACAAAATAGTCGGACATTAAACAAAGTGCTTGCAATTAAGTTAAGCAAGGTTAATAATTAAGCCCATGCAGTAGCGCAACGCAAGCTGTACTTTAAGGAATCTAAATGTTTGAAATTGAAAAATACACCAAACCCACCGACTGGACAACAATTGCTGTTTACATTGTTGCCATCATTGCTTTTGTAGTGGTTGCCCTTGACCTTTTTGTTTGGAGAGCATGATGTTCAACGAATGGTTAAGCAAATACGGCGAAGTCAATGTGGAATATGAATACATTGAACCTGACGATTGGGAATCAACTGGTGATTGGGATATGACCGTCACCTTTGAAGGCCAAGAAATTACCTATGACCTGACAAAAGCTGAGTACAACTACCTTTTGGAATGCGTCAAAGAAATCGAAGGCGAATCAGACCATCATATTGTTATCAAAGTCACTGGTTTAAATTTATCACGTTAAGGAACAATCATGGAAACACCAATCGGACCCAAAATTGCCGCAGCTTTTGTCAAAGCACAAAGCCAATTTGGCCCAGCTCTAAAAACATCCACAAACCCGCATTTTCGCAGCAAATACGCTGATTTGGCTTCTTGCATAGAAGCTGTTATTGGCGCTTTAAATCTTGCTGGTATTGGCTTAATGCAGCGTACTTACGAATGCAAAGATGGCGTTTTGCTGGAAACCATTTTTGTTCACGAATCAGGCGAGGTTATGGAGTGCGGAATGCTTCATGTGCCTGCTAGCAAAATGGATGCAATGGGTTTTGGCTCGGCCTTGACCTATGCTCGGAGGTATAGCATTTTGACCGCCACTGGCCTTGCCCCAGAAGACGATGACGGTGTAGCTGCCAGCCGCCGCACAGAAGTTAAGTCTACTGTTGACGAACACAAGATAGCTGACTTACTGGCTGCTATGGACGAATGCAACAGCTTGGAAGATTTGCAAAAAGCCTACAAAGCCGCATATGCCGCCGCCAATGCTGAACCCGCTTGGCAAAAACAAGTTATTGCGCGTAAAGATGAAAAAAAAGCCAAGTTGGAGGGCAAATGAAACACGAAATATCTTTAGAAACCTTGGTTATGGCCAAACGCGCTTTGGAAGATATGACGCAAGCACATTTGGAATATGTAGTTAAAGACTTTAAAGAGTTTGACCGCACTGCTGATATGCGTAAACGCGCTTACAAAGCCGCCAGTTTGCTAGATATAGCCACATTTATTCTTTTGAAACAAACAAATTTGGAGGTTACAGATGGAACAACGGAGTGAAGAATGGTTTGCCGCCAGGTGCGGTAAGGTCACCGCCAGCCGTGTAGCCGACATTATTGCCAAAACCAAGACGGGTTACAGCGCTAGCAGGGAAAACTACTTAGCCCAACTAGTATGTGAGCGCATGACCCAAAAGCCTGCTGAATCGTACTCAAACGCTGCAATGCAATGGGGAACCGACCAAGAACCATTTGCCCGAGCTGCATATGAGGCCGCAAAGAATGTTTTGGTGCAAGAAGTGGGCTTTGTAGTCCACCCAAATATTGTGGGCGCTGGAGCTTCTCCTGATGGTTTGGTAGGTGAGTTTGGATTGGTAGAGATTAAATGTCCAAACACCGCAACCCACATTCAGACTTTGCTAGACCAAAAAGTGCCTGACAAGTACAACATTCAAATGCAATGGCAGATGGCGTGTACTGGTCGGCAATGGTGCGACTTTGCATCATTTGACCCGCGCATGGAAGAGGGTCTACAGCTATTCATCAAAAGAGTGGAATACCACACGCTATATGTTGCCGAGCTTGAAAAAGAGGTAATTAACTTTTTGATGGATGTAGAAGACAAAATCCAAAAACTTAACAAACTGAAAGCATGAAATGAGAAAAATCAAGAATATCGTAGTAATTACAGGCACTTACATCAATAAAGATGCTCAAGAAAAGAAGCGTTACCAAACCATTGGCAGCTTGTTTGAAGATGGCGATAACCTAAAAATCAAGTTAGACACTATACCTTTGGTGGATGGTGGTTGGAATGGCTGGGCTAATTGCTACGAGCTAGAAGAAAAGCCGCGCAAAGCTGGTTTTGATGACATGGATGACAGAAATCCATTTTGATAAAAATACAACTTGGAGGTATGAAATGTGGGATGTAGCTGTAACCTTTATGTTAATGTTTTTTGGTGCTTTTGTCGTTATTGCGTTTGGTGCAATACTGATTTGGGCATTGTATTTAATACAGAATGTGGATTGAAATGAAAGAAAAGACAGAGATGGGCAGAGCAATCACGCTACGCCTTACACAATCGGAATGGGCTGAGTACCAAAGGCTTGGCGGGATTAAGTGGATTCGTATGTTTTTCCGTATGAGTGCTGGCATACAAAAGGAAATCAAAGAAGAAAACGCTTTACAATGGAAAAAAGAAAATAGTTGACAAGCCCAAATTTCATATAAAATGGGCGTTCCATTCACCTTGCAAGGAAAACAAAATGGGTTACGAAATGAAGAAGATGATTCCAAACGCCACGAGTTCAGACATGACTGGCCAAAAGAAAGTAAGCGTTCCTAAGATGGATCGTGAAGTTGCTACCAAGTCTATGACTGGTGCTACACCCCCTAAAGGCGCATTAAGCAGCGACACCAGCGGTGAACGCAAGCGTCCCATTGAAGGCGGTGTTGGCATGGGCAAGATGGACGGTATTGGTTTGCGCGAAGCTAGCCACATGGGTAAACATGATGGCCGTATGGGTGAAATGAAAGGTGGTTCTAGCGAATCTAATTGCTACGACCACAAACGTATGTCCCACGTTCAAGACTAAGGCGTGGCAGCTAGGGGTCAAAGCCCTAGCGCCACTAAACAAAACAACTAAATAGGAGTTGAGATGTCTGATGGTAATTGTAGTGCTTGTAGACACTTTGCCGATTTAGGGCAAATGGGTCAATGCAGGCGTTATCCCGCTTTTGTGAACCGACACAGAAACGAAGGTTGTGGCGAATTTGCAACAACGGCTGAAGTTATTAGTTTTCCTGCTTTTATTGCAGAAGACAAGCCAAAGCGTAAATATGAGAGGAAAGCAGATGCTAAAACCTCTATTTGATCGCGTTGTCGTTAAGCCCCAAATGCGGCACATAAGCGACATTATTTACGTTAACAACAAAGAACCCTTTAACGAGGGAACCGTCATTGCGGTAGGTCCTGATGTGACTGATACGCAACCAGGCGATTTCATCAAGTATGGGAATGGCGATTATTTGAATTGGCCAACCCATAGGATTGATGGTCAAGACTATCAAATCATTCAAGAAGCTGACATTTGTGCTATTGTGGAGGAAACATGAGAGAGTTAATTAATTTAAGAATTCAAGACTTGATGTCCAAAGGACGCGAGCTGGAACAACAAATACACCAAATTAATGGTGCGTTGCAACAATGTCAATGGATTTTAGTTGAACTGGAGAAATCAGATGCCACTCAAGAAATCGACCAGCCCGAAAGCGTTTGAGAAAAACATTAAGACCGAGATAAAAGCCGGTAAGCCTGTAAAGCAGGCAGTGGCCATTGCTTACTCGGTTAAGCGTGAAGCGGAAAAGAAGAAGAAATGAAGCACGACAAGCCAATTGCTCACAAGACAACGGGTAAGGGTAAGACCTATAACCCAACTGACCAAGGTGCGGGAATGACCGCGAAGGGTCGTGCTGAATACAACGCCAAGAACGGCAGCAACCTCAAAGCACCGGCTCCTAATCCAAAGACGAAAAAAGATGAGGGTCGCAAAGCCTCATTTTGTGCGCGAATGGAAGGTGTAGTAAAGAACGCCAAGGGACCGGCAGAACGTGCTAAAGCATCACTTAAGAACTGGAATTGTTAAAATGGCTACTAAACCTGGACTCTATGCCAATATTCATAAAAAACAGGAACGTATCGCCCGTGAAAAGGCAGAAGGTAAACCTGTGGAAAAGATGAGAACGCCTGGCACTAAAGGCGCACCCACCGCTAAAGCATTTAAGGAATCGGCTAAGACCGCAAAAAAGTGAAAATTACTCAGAAGAAGGTCACAGAACTAATTCCTTATGTAAAAAACAGTCGCACCCACAGCGATGAGCAAGTGGCACAAATAGCGGCAAGCATTAAGGAATTTGGCTGGACTAACCCAATATTGGTAGATGGAAACAACGGCATTATTGCCGGCCATGGGCGCCTTATGGCTGCGCGTAAGCTGGGCTACACCGAAGTGCCAACCATAGAGCTGGCTGACCTTACCGAAACTCAAAAGAAAGCCTACATCATTTCCGACAACCGCCTAGCGCTTAACGCTGGCTGGGACAATGAAATGCTAACCATTGAGCTTAACGACTTGCTGGCAGAAGGGTTTGCGTTGGAATTGCTAGGTTTTGACACCAAAGAGTTAGATGCCTTGTTAGAGCCGGAAGTGGTTGAGGGATTAACGGACGAGGACGCTGTACCTGACGTGCCTGATGAGCCAATTACTAAGTTAGGCGACATTTACCAGTTAGGCAACCACCGTTTAATGTGTGGCGATAGCACTAGTGTGGATGCAGTACAAGAATTGTTACTAGGCCAGCTTGCTGATATGGTGTTTACTGACCCACCTTATAATGTGGCATTTAATGGTAGAAGTGGTAAATTTGATGTAATTAAAAATGATAATTTGCCTGAAGAGCAATTTGCAGATTTTATAAAAGATTGGTTGCAAACCTTTGAGGCATTTAGACCGAACAGCTATTACATTTGTTGCAATTGGGCGTTTTATGGCATTTTGCAAACAGCATTAAAGCCAAAAACCTGCATTGTTTGGGCAAAAAATGTGTTTGGTTTAGGTAGGGGTTACAGGCATCAACATGAGTTTATTGTGTTTGATGGCTTAATTGACCCAAGCATTAAAAACGAATCTGACTTGTGGAACATTGCCAAAGACACTAAATACGTTCACCCTACGCAAAAGCCAACAGCGCTAAGTGAACGGGCAATTAAAAACAGCACCAAGGTTAACAACATAGTATTGGATTATTTTGGTGGCAGTGGTAGCACATTAATTGCGTGTGAAAAGCAAAACCGACACGCCAGGCTAATGGAGCTAGACCCCAAGTATTGCGATGTAATAGTGAAGCGGTGGGAAGACTTTACAGGTAAGAAAGCCGTTCTATTGACAGAAGTAACCGAAAATGTGTAATATTGGCTAAATTCCCCTCTATAAAATGAATCACGAACATTTGCCAACACCTGAAACCCAAAAACTGGTTGAATCTAGCAGTGGGTTAGGCTTGCCGCACGAATCTATAGCGGTGTTAATTGGCATTGATGACAAGACTTTGCGTAAGTATTATCGCCATGAGTTAAATATGGGCAAGGCTAAAGCCAATGGGCAAATTGCTAAAACCTTGTATAGCAAAGCCGTGGGCGGGGACACTACTAGCTTGATTTGGTGGACAAAAAGCCAAATGCGATGGAGTGAAACAGTTAAGAATGAGCTTACTGGCGCTGATGGCGAGGCGTTACAAGGCATTCAAGTGACGTTTGTAAAGCCTAATGAATGAAGTTAGCCAAGCAATAGCAAAGGCAGAGTTCCCGCTAAAGCTGCAATGCTTGTTTGAGAAAAGCCGGTACAAAGTCCTATATGGTGGGCGTGGCGGTGCTAAGTCTTGGGGTGTGGCAAGGGCGTTGCTTATTAAAGCCGCCAAAGACCCGTTACGCATACTTTGCGCCCGTGAGTTTCAAACATCTATTAGGGATTCGGTGCATAAGCTGTTGTGCGACCAAATCATTGCTTTAGGATTGCTTAACTTTTATGAAATAACGCAAAACAGCATCCGCGGCAAGAACGGTTCGGAATTTAGCTTTATTGGCCTAAAGAACAATGTAGCCAATGTTAAATCTTATGAGGGCGTGGATATAGCGTGGGTAGAAGAAGCCCAAACAACTAGCCGCCAAAGCTGGAATGTGCTTATACCTACCATCCGTAAGCAAGATTCGGAGATATGGATAACGTTTAACCCTGAACTAGAAACGGACGAAACTTACCAGCGGTTTGTCATTAATACACCCAACAATGCATTAGTCCAAAAGGTTAACTGGTCAGACAATCCTTGGTTTCCTGACACATTGCGGGAAGAAAAAGAAGCGCTTAAGTACCGTGACCCTGAGGCGTACAACACGGTTTGGGAAGGTTTATGCCGACAAACGGTGGATGGTGCTATCTTTGCTAAAGAGATGCAGCTTGCAGAGTTAGAGAGCCGCATAACCCGCGTACCTTATGACGCTACAAAGCCCGTACACGCTGTATTTGACTTGGGATGGGCAGATTCCACAGCTATATGGTTTCTCCAGTTTATTGGCATGGAAACCCGATTAATTCGGTACATGGAAGACAACCAGCAGACTATTAGCCATTATTTAGCTGAAATGCAAAAGTATGGATATGTTTACGACACGTTGTGGTTGCCGCATGATGCGGAAAACAAGACGCTGGCTGCTGCGGGGCGATCCATTGAGGAAATTGTTAGGGCGGCAGGTTATAAGACTAGGATAATCCCTAGAACGCCAATAGTTGACAGCATCAACGCGGCGCGTACTATTTTTAGGTCATGCTATTTTGATAGAGAAAATTGCCACGATGGTTTACAATGTCTCAGGCACTACCGCTATGAGGTCGACCCTGACACCAAGCAATTTAGCCGTAACCCGCTGCATGACCAGTATTCACATGGCGCAGATGCGTTTCGGTATATTGGCTTGATGATTAACGAACCGAAAGAGCGTAGGAAAGCAAAACCGCTGCCAATGTACGGTGGCCAACATTCTTGGATGGGCTAATGGACGATTACGACTCAATAATTGACGAAGCCATTGACTTCCTTAAGTTCTGCAATGACGCAGACACTATGAATCGTCAAGAAGCTACAGAAGACTTAAAGTTTGTAAATGGCGATCAATGGCCAGTTGAGTTGCAAAACAGCCGCAACTTAGAATCCCGCCCAATACTTACGATCAACAAACTTGATACTTATTGTCGTCAAGTAACCAATCAGCAGCGCCAGCAACGCCCACGCATCAAGGTACACGCTATCAACACTCAAGCAGATGCTAAGACCGCACAGGTGATTTCAGGCGTGGTAAGACACATTGAAGTAAATAGTAACGCCGACCATGCCTACGACAACGCGTTTGATTACGCTGTACGCATGGGGTGGGGATATTGGCGTATCAACACCCGCTATGTACGCGAAGACTCGTTTGATCAGGACATCTTTATTGACCCTGTGGATAACCCGTTTACAGTTTATTGGGACCCAAACAGTATTGCGCCTGATGGTTCTGACGCTGAAAAGTGCCTGATAACCACAATGATGTCCAAAGAAGTATTCCGCGCACAGTATCCTGACTGTGACGATGGAACCAGCTTCACCCAGCGTGGTACTGGGGATAGTCAGTCCGAATGGATTACTAAAGAGGATATACGCTTAGCCGAATATTTCTACACGGTGCGGGAAAAGGCTACGCTTTACCATTTGTCTGATGGGACAATGAAGTTTGCTGATGGTAAGGATTTCTTTGACCGCATTAGCATGGCTGGCTTGACCGTAATTGATGAGCGTTCTAGCTACAAGAAAACAATTAAGTGGCGCAAGATGACCGCCATTGAAGTTATTGAAGAGCGTGATTGGCCAGGTCGTTACATTCCTGTAGTTCCTGTTTATGGCCGCCACGTTGTAATTGGTAACAAACGCAAAAAGTTTGGCATGATTCGCCACGCCAAAGACCCACAGCGTATGTATAACTTTTGGCAGACCAGCCTGACCGAAAGCATTGCTTTGGCGCCTAAAGCCAAGTGGATCATGGCAGAAGGTCAAGACGAGGGTCATGAGAATGATTGGGCATCGGCTAATATCAAGTCCACTGCTTATTTGAGATATAAGCAACGCGACATTGAAGGTCAACCAGCGCCACCCCCAACGCGTTTACAGCCTGAGCCACCTCCTGCTGGTGTGATGGCCGCTGCTGGCGCAATCAATGAAGATTTGCAGGCGATTATGGGCATATTTGACCCAAATCAAATGCGTACAGGCAATATTTCAGGCAAATCGTTGAACGGCCAGCAACAACAAGTTGACCTGACAAACTTTGACTATTACGACAACTTAACGCGTTCTATATCGCACACTGGCAAGATCATTCTTGATTTGATTCCTAAGATTTACGACTCAGAGCGCGTAATGCGGATCATTGGTGACGATGGCAAGCCTGAGTTAATTACGTTAAACGAGCGTAATGCTGTGGGTGAAGTGCTTAATAACGTGACTGTTGGTGAGTATGACGTGGTGATGGAGACAGGTCCAGGTTACAACAGCAAGCGCCAAGAGGCTGTGGAATCCATGATGGGTATGTTGTCGGCTGATCCAAGCCTGATGCAGACCGCTGGTGATTTAATCTTCCGCAACATGGACTTCCCCGGCGCTGACACCATTGCTGACCGCTTGGCTACGCTTAATCCTTTGTCCCAAGTTGACGAAAAAAGCCCAATTCCTCCGCAAGTACAGATGCAACTGGCGCAAAGCAAACAGCAGTTGCAACAGATGCAACAACAAATGCAGCAAATGCAGATGATGATTAAGCAGCGTCAGGACATTGAGCAAGTCAAGCAGGACAACGAAAACAAACGCAAGTTGATGGACGTAACAGCCCGCGCCCATAACACCGAAACAATGGCCGAGGTCAAAGTAAATGACCAAAACACCCGTGCCGTTACAAGCCAAAACAAGACTGAGCTTGATGCAATTGTTCAGCTTATGTTGCACCACATGGACACTAGCCGATTAATGCAAGAGATTCAAAGGCGTGATACTGACCAAATGCAAGCTATGACGTTTGCCACGCAAGACATTGCACAAGGTGCAAACCCATTGACACAACAATAATTTTGTGGTAAAAACCACACATCCTTACCAGTTGGGTCAACTGGGTTAATTCTTGAGGTAACTCATGTCGGAAAAAGAAGCAGGGTCAGTAGTGACCAGCGAGAATTCAGCGGATTTTTATGCAAACAGATTAGGTTTAGCTGATCGTGAAGCTTCCGAGGCGGTTGTTGAGGAAACTCCGACCGAGCCGGTAGTGGAAGCAGAGCAGAGTAAACCTGAAGCAGAGGATGACGCTAAACCCACAGAAGAAAAGAAGCAGAATCCGAAACTTGAGAAGCGGTTTTCAGACATAACTAGGCAGCGGGAAGAAGCGCGTAAAGAAGCGCAACATGAACGTGAGCAAAGAGTAGCGTTAGAACAACGTTTAGCGGCTTTAGAGCAGCAAAACAGACCTCCAGCGCGAAACATTGATGAAGAGCCGCAACCCAGCCAGTTCCAGGATGCTTTTGAGTATGCTAAAGCTCTTGCAGAGTTTTCAACAGAAAAAGCGTTAGCGGAACGAGACAGGCGAGATGCAGAGGAAAAGGTAGCAGTTCAGCGCCAAAAGGTCATAGAGACTTGGGCGACTAAGGTGCAATCAGCCAAAGGATCAATGCCTGATTTTGATGAGGTCGTAGCATCTAGTGATGTTGTTGTTAATGATGACATTAGAGATGCAATTCTGGAGAGTGATGTAGGACCACAAATCCTGTACCACCTAGCTGAAAATGACGATCTTGGCAAGAAAATAGCTGGAATGTCGCCCAAAGCGGCATTGCGAGAGATAGGGAAGTTGGAAGAACGGTTTGCCGTAAAACCAAATGCCAAAACTGAAACTGTGGCTAAAAGTAAAGCACCAGCCCCGATCAATCCGATTCGTGGTGGGACTTCTGCAGCAGATGTACCAATTGGCTCCGATGGGGAGTTTCATGGAACGTATGCACAATGGAAGAACCAGCGCAAAAGCGGAAAAATCAAGTAAACCTAATCTTTTTGGAGTAATAAAGTGGCAAATCAACTTCTCACGATATCAAAAATTACTAATGAAGCACTTATGGTGTTAGAAAATGAGCTTACATTTACGTCGGAGGTGGATCGTAATTATGACGATCAATTCGCCGTAGTAGGCGCAAAAATCGGTAACACCGTTAACGTCCGCAGACCTGGTCGTTTTATCGGTACAACCGGCCCTGCTTTGAACGTTGAAGATTTCAACGAGACAAGCGTTCCCGTAGTCTTAAACACTCAGTTCCACGTGGACACCCAATTTACAACCCAAGACTTGGCGTTGTCATTGGATATGTTCTCTGACCGCGTGTTAAAGCCTGCTGTTGCAGCAATCGCTAACAAGATTGACCGTGACGGTTTGGCAATGGCTACTTTGCAGACCGCTAACATTGTTGGCACTGCTGGTACACCACCCACAGGTTTAATCACCTACTTGACCGCTGGTGCTTACCTTGACTCTGAAGGCGCACCCCGTGATGGCCGCCGTTCATGTATCGTTGAACCCTTTACATCTGCAACCATTGTTGACAGCTTGAAAGGTTTATTCGTACCACAAGAAGCCATTGGCGAACAATACCGCAAGGGATTGATGGGCCGTGATTCTGGTGGCATGAACTGGAAACTTGACCAAAACGTGGTTGCACAAACCTTTGGTAACAACAGCACAACTACTGTGACTGGCTCTGTCGCTACTACTACTGCTACTGGATTCTTGACCTCTGGTTGGGCATCTTCAAGCACTATTACTGTGACTGCTGCTAACACAGGTACTTTGAACCTCAACGCTGGTGACACGTTCACTATCG